GGGGAAGCATCTGCGGAATTGGATGCTGTTTTTGAGAGTAGTGCTACCCAGGCTAAGAAGTTGGCTGAGATGGAGGAAAATCTTGCCAAGATGAGGGCACAGGGAGAGAAGGGTATTGCTAATTTGGCCAAGGAAGACCCATCTAAGATAGCAGAGATGGGTATGAAGGGGCTGGTTAAGTATACTGATGATGGTTATAAGATTGTTGAAGGAAGAGCTGGCGAGTTGGCTGAGAAACTTAAGGGTGATGCTGATAAAATTTCAGATAGTTTAGATACTCTCAGGCAGAGTCTCCCAAGTGATTCAATAGAAAAATTAGCTGGTGATATGTCGTCTGCCAAAGGGACTGCTGATAAAATGGCTGAGGCTGTTGCTACTGCTCAGGCTGAATTGGCTGAGGCACAAGAGGGTGGTTGGTTAGGTGTTAAGCCGGAGAAGGTTAAAGAGGCTAGAGCTAATCTTGAGGCTGTTCAGAAGGAGCAGGCTGCGGCACAGAAAGCGTTATCAGAATCACAGGATGCTTTTAATGAGTTGGTTAAGAAGGCTGCCCAGGGTACGGGAGTAGATGTAACAAAGATTGAAGGTTCTTTGAATGAGGTGGCTGAGGCTATCGCTGCGGGACGTAAGACCGAAGCTGAGGCTTTGCTTAAGGAATTGAACCTTTCTGGTGATGTTAATAAACTTTTAGATAATATCAATGCAATGCAGAATGCTTCTCCGCGTATAATGGGTGAGATTAAGAAGAATATGGAAAAACTTTCTAAAGTGGCGGATTGGGAGGCTCAGGCCTCTTTAGTTGCTGATGCTGTTGATGGAAGTACTAAGATAATTGAAGAGACGAAGAAGAGGTGGGATGCTACCTCTGCTGCTTTGAATAAGACTGATGCCGCTGCTCAGCAGGCTTTAAGGGCTGCTGATACTGGTCTTGTGGAGACTATAAGAAGGCAGGGAGAGGTACTTGAACTGGAGGCTGCACAGATTGCTCAGACTGGTGATTCATCTGCGAAGGTGGGAGAGTTATTGGCGAATCAGGTTGATTTTTATGCTCAACAGGCTAAGCAGATGGCTGAGGCTATTCCTGTATTGGAGGCAGCACTTAGAGATGGTGATAAGGAATTGGTTATTCAAAATAAGAGGGTTAAGTTAGCAGAGAAAGCTGCTGAAGAGGGAGACAAGGGTGCTCAGGCGGTTTTGCAAGCAGAGGAGGAGAATTTAAAAGTACTACAAGCTAGGCAGGGTAAATTAGGTAAGCAGTTGGCTGAGGCGAGAGGTAAGACAACTAATGCTATAAATGAGCTTGGTCTGGTGGGTGATTCAATATCGAAGGCTCTTGATGATTTTGAAAAGAGTTTTGAGGGTCGTAGGGTTCAGGCTAATCTTGATTTGTCGGAGGCATTGTTCGAGTTTTCTGAGTTCTCTGATAATGTGGCTGCTGATGCTAAAGAGGCTATGAAGACGGCTATAGAGGCTTCTAAGGAGAGAATGGAACTTGAGAGGCGTCTTGTGGATGCGTCTATAGCTGCTGACCAGAAGAGGTTGCAGTCCCAGGTGGAGTTGAAGAGACAGACTGAAGGTGCTGGTGCTGCTGAAGAGTTCAGGAAGCAGGGTCAGTTGGTTATAGATGCCAAGAAGAGGGCTGAATACTCTAAGATAGAGGTTAAGCAGAAGCAGTCGGTGGTTGATGCTGCAAAAAGAGCAGCAGAGATACAGATGAGGAGTATCGAACTAAGGGATGAGGGTTTACAGGCTGAAATAGATTTCTTGTCTGAAATAGGTGGTGATTTTGGAAGAATATTTGATTTACAGAAGCAGGGTCTGAGGCTTGAGCAGGAAAAGTATAATCTGATACAGGCTCAGTATGAAGAAGCGAAGGCTGGGGGTGCTAGTGGGCAGAAGTTACTTGAGTTAGAGACACAGTTGAAGTTGCAGGGCTTTAAGATACAGCAGAAGGCTTTGGGTGCTCAGAAGAGTGTATATGAAAGACTTGCTGGAATGGCATTTGGACAGATTAGAAGTAGTGTAGGGCCTGCAAGGTTTAGGACTTCTGCTGCGGGATTACTGGGTAGAGATGCTAGTAGGGTAAGGACTAGGGCAGGATTGTTTACAGGTGCTGGTGGTGGACCGACTACAATAGCGGGTAGGTCGGCTCAATTACAGGCTTCCAGGGGTCCAAAGAGGCTTACTGTAGAGGAGAAGATTGAGAAGGGTTTGAGGGGTAATAAGGAGGCTAATGATACTACAGCAGATGCTACTAAGCGAATTGCTGATGCTGGTACCACACCTGGGTCTCTTTATACGCATGATATAAAGTCTGAAGGTTTGCTGGCTCAGATAAATGAGAAGATGGGTCATCTGGTTGATGGTACAAGTGAGGTGGCAGGTAAGGTTGCTGATGCTGTGACGGCTTCTGAGTCTGCGAATAAGGAGATTGCCAAGCCGGTAGCCGAGGCTGTAGCAAAGGCGTCTGACAATCAGGTACAGGCCTCTGAGGAAGTTGTGGCTCAGACAACCCAGGTTAAGGGGATGACTGAGAAGGCTACTTCGGCTAGTAAGAAGATGGCGAATAAGTTGGGTGTTGGGGGCAAGAAGTTCCTCGGTGGTGGTTTTACGAGGCTGGAAGGAAAGGGTCCGGCGAGTAGGCTTGGTTCTGGTGGTGCTGCGTTGGGTGAGAGTTTGTCTCAGTCCAAGACGTTGAAGCAGAGGCATGCTGAGGCATTTGGGAAGAAGAAGGGTGCTGCTCCTGGTGGTGCTGTTGGTAAGGGTGTGGCTGCTGAGGCTGTAGGTCCAACGATGATGACGGGTGCGCAGACTGCTAAGATGGCTGCTGAGCAGAGAGATTTGACAAGTAGTAATGAGATGGCTGTGAATGCTCAGCCGGGACTTGGTGTAAGGGAGGCTAATGTTACTGAGGTTGCTGCCGGTAAGGGTGCTGGTGGGGGAGCTGAGTCTGCTGGAGGAGATGTTGCTTTCAAGTTTAGGGGTGAGATAATGGTGAAGTTTAATAATGAGATGTTTAGGAATCAGGTGGCTCTTATTATAGGTGAGTCCATTAATAATGGGGAGATTCGACAGACTCTGCTTAAGGCGGGGTATGTGAATAAGAATACATGAGCAATCCCGTATTAACTATAGGTGATACAATACCGACTCCTGCTGACCCGCAGGTGGTTAGGAGAACTTTTACTCGTATAGTTTATGAGTCGCAGGACTTCTTTACTTATGCTGAGGGAGAGTATGACCCTACTTATTCTGGAATGAGTCCGGAAGACCAGGGGCAGAGATTCTATATGGTTGTACCTTTGGATAATTCTCTGGGTGTGGGAGGGGTACCGCCTGGTACTCAGCCTGATTTTGTAGCAAATGAATCATGGGAAGTATTGAAAAAGGCTCCTTCTTCTTTCGTTACAGGTGTCAAATCTGTGATGCCGAAGATGATAATACCTTCTAAGTTATTGGTGGATAATGGTTTGATAACTCCTGCTGATGTTTTTCTTGGAGTTGTTTGGGATGGTGGGGATTGGAAGGATTTGTTTAATTGGGAGATTGTGACTTTCAATGGTGCTCCGGTGGCTGGTGATAAGTTTTATGAATATACTCAGGTTGGTGCATTTTTCGGGTCTCAGTATATAAGTAATAAGGCCAAGGATGATTCGAGTAGTCAGAATGAGATGGTTCTGAAGTTGGAAAATACTGGGACTCAGCCGGCGGGTGCTGACCATGATTTTAGAAGTGGTGATTTGGACCAGTTAGTGGTGAATGGTGCTTTTGTTTTGATGCTGAATTTGGTTCCGTCAAGACCTGCTACATCGAGTCCTGATGATGTTGGTGATAATCCATGGTCATTCAAGGTGGAATTTGGTGATGTGACTATGGAGATTAGTGAGGCTGGCGCTGCAAAGGTGAATATCGCGGGAGAGGAGAATGGTAATACTGTGACGGTGAACTTGTCTGAGGGTAAGACGAAGGAAGGTCCTACTCAGCAGCAGCATATAGATGACAAGCAGCCTTATATTATATTTGTATATCCGGTATGGAATGGGATAGTGGTTTCAAGTGGTGTTCAGGAAGGGCGGGGAAGTTCTTCTAACTTGGCTCCTGTGTTGTCGACCAGTTATTTTGTACCGAAGTTGAAGAAAGCGAGTGTTCTTGTGGAGCCTTATTCGTCTGGATTTGACCCTTCAGCGCCGGATAATGTAGAGGTTGATGTAGGAGCAGGTGCGGATAATGTTGAGGTTGATTTTGGAACTGAGATGTTGGTAACTGCTAATAATGTTAAGTTTGAACTTGCTTATATGCCGTCCTTTTTCTGTAAGGAGGGATGGTTTGATGAGTGGTTTGTTACCAGTGACGATAACCCTGGGGTGGTAGATTTTGAATATGAGATGTATCCGATATGGACAAAGAATGGTTCGACAAATGTGGATTTAGACCCGTTCCCGACTATACAGGCAACTCCTTATCCTGGGCCGGCTACAGATACAACTTATAGTGTTGTTCAATGGAGGTTGAAGAATGATAAGTTTGATAGAATAGCGGGTGAAGTGTTTGGTTCATATTTGGAGACTATAGAGACGAGGGATTTCCCGGTTAAGAATGATAATGGTAATTTCAATTTATCTTGGGCAGGGGGGAGTCCAGGAGACCCGGCGCCGTCGGGTGATTGGCATGACTATGTACAGAGTTTTAGTGTGACAATCAGTGATGATGGGAGTAGTGGCTCGCTGGTGATTGATAAGTTTGGAATTGCAGGCCAGGATGCTGCTGCTTTGCAGAGTATAGGGGCTATCACTATAGATGCAACAGGAGGCTATGGTACTCAGGATGGAAGTCTGTTCCAGGGTTTAGCGTTGGGAGTGGCTACTACTGAGTCGGCTGATGGTGCGACATGGACAGTTCCTCTTGTTGGACTTGAGAAGAAGATGGAAGATATAGCGTTGATAAATGTACCTTTCTTTGATGGTGAGGCTTTGTCTGTAGCTTTGGATTTCTTGACCAGGTATGCTGGTATAATATCTGACACTGCTGCTGCTGACCCTGCTGTAATATTGGGGCTGTCTGAGGATATAAATGTTCCGAGGTTTGATTGGAAGTCGGGTACATCAGTAAAGACGGCGCTTGATGAGGTGATGGAGGATACATTACATTGGTATGTCGTACGTGATGGTTCTATTTATTTTTATGAGTTGAGTGATGTAACAGGGTTGCCGGTAGTATTGGGGCCTGATTGGGAACCGACATATCCGTCTACAAAAATAGTGAGTATTGATTCGACACCTGATTTTGAGGATTTGAGAAATGAGATTATGGCTATAGCCTTGGAGCAGGTACCTGAAGGTAAGGGTGCTGAGATAGATAATGTGCCATTGTCTCCGTTGGTCGAACTTAGAAATGTAGTGACGACGCCTGATTTTCCGTGGGCAAGGTCGATGGTTCAGGATTATCCTGGTGCATTAACTCCAGACCAGCTTGAGGATAATGTGGATAGATTGGTGGCTTTGGTGGCTAATTATATTGTTTCTGGAAGGACAACTATTCCAGGAAATGCTAATATTAAGCCTTATGATAGTTGGGGTGATTATATAATAAAGAGTGTAACTCATAATGTGGACCTGGTTGGTAAGACTTGGACTACTGACCTTGAGTTCTGGGGGCAGGTGGCATAATGAAGAGGTCACAGGTATGGTTAAAAGGTTTGGTTCAGCAGAGGGAGTATGTGAGGCTTGGGAGAATACCTGCTGTGGTAAGTTCTGGTAGTCGTAAGAGAAGTGTTGAAGCCAAAAAGCCGAAGAAGGATAAAGGGACTTTCGTTGTGGGCGAATCCATTATAGGTGAAGGAGATGTGATATGAAGGAGAGGAAATATAGGCATAGGACTCCGGGCTTGGGGCTTCCGGTCCCGGGATTTGGACATGGGTTGCTTCCGAGTGTGGAGATGAGAAAGTGGATGGTAGTTGAAAATCTACTTATGGCAGCCATGAGGGGAATGGAAAGCTGTGTTTTTAAGGAGGGTTCTTTAACTGTCCAGAAAACAGATGAGTCTTATGATGCTGTTATGGCTATTTCTAAGGGCGGAAAGTCTCTGACAGGTATTGCTGGAGGAGCGTATTTTGAGTGTAGGGGCAAGGTGAAATGGGAAGGATTGAAGAAGGGCTCTAAATATTTCCTCTATATTGTTGCTAATGCTAGAACCTTTGAGGACCCGAGGAAGGTCAGGATGGTGGCTTCAAAATATAGGAAGCCGGTTTCGTCTGCTCTGGTGGCGGTTGTAGATTTAAAGGGAGATAAGCCGGCAGTGGATATGGAGCCTGAGGGTAAGTTGACTCCTCAGATGCTGGAAAAGCATATGGCTGTTTCGAGGAATCCTCATGGTAAGTTGATGTTGCAGGATGAGTTGGCTGTGAAGAAGCTGGCGGTTGTGGAGTCATTGGAAGTTGATGAGTCTGGACCTATAAGTAAGGAGGGTCTGAGAGAGGCTGCTTCTATATCATGGCAGACCCAAAGAATAAGAACCAAGGGTACTAATGGTGTTGTAGTTAAGTTTTCTGGAGTTGTGAGGAATGCTATGGCGTCATTAGAGGCAAAGCCGGATGTTGGCGGTGATGTATGGTTTGGTTATCATGGGTTTGATGAGGCTGCTGAGAGTGACAAAGAGGTTGTGGTTTATAGTAAGGATTATGATGTGACACTGAGGGTTTCTGCTCTTTGTGAGAGATGATAGGGGAGATTTATGGCTAGTCCTGCAATGACAAACAAACAGTTCTATCACACAAATCATTCACCAGAGATGGTTGTGTGTAAGGACAGGGATGTGATGACTTTCTTCCAAGACATCCTTCCTTCCGATGTATCTGACCCGATGGAGCTATGGAGAGATGAGAATGAAAACTTCATGGCTTATGAGTATACCGGTAGCGGGCCATCAAGAGGAGACAGGGTGTTGATATGGGCCAGGACTTCGGGTATGAATCTGGTTTCGGCTTTTAGGTGGGTTCCTTATGTTGATTCACGTAATCCGGATGAGACAGAGATAAAGCCTCTTAGAGAGGTTTATAATCCGAGGTTTGTGTATGACAGGACATCTAATGTATTGCATGTGTGGTTCTGGACTAATTTCAATATTGATTATAATGGTACGGAGTATGATGAGAGTCAGCTTTGGAGAATAAGTGATACTGGGTTTAAGAAGTTTCAGAAGGATGTTCTTGAGGAGAAGGCTAAGAAGGTGCTTTGTTATTCTCAGGGACAGATGAATCATTATTGGGTGAAGGGTGGTTTGATTGATGGTAAGGCTGTTCCTGGTGGGTCTGGTGGCTATAAGGGGATACAGTGGGGTTCACAGGGAACACAGGGTACGGACAAGTTTGCAGATGAGCAGTATGATTTGGTACCAATCTTTACGAAGCCTGTTCTTGTTACGAATATAGATTATGCTGCGGAGAAGTTGAAGGATGAGGATTATGTTTATCCTGGAGTGATACTTGACGGGTGGTTTGGAGCACAAGGCGGACAGGGGATTCAGGGATATCAGGGATTCCAGGGCTTTCAGGGCTTTCAAGGATTCCAGGGTTTCCAAGGTTTCCAGGGCTTTCAAGGCTTCCAAGGCTTCCAGGGTTTTCAAGGATTTCAGGGATTCCAAGGTTTCCAGGGTTTCCAAGGTTTCCAGGGTTTCCAAGGTTTCCAAGGTTTCCAAGGTCCTCAGGGTTTCCAAGGATTCCAGGGTCTTCAGGGATTCCAGGGATTTCAGGGATGTCCTGCTTGTATGAAGTCTGACGGTAACGCGGGTTGGTCTAGCCCATATCTTTATTGTCCAATACCATTAGGAGCACCCCCAAGTTATATCGACTATTGTTGGGAAATTGGTGAGACAGTTTGTATCTGGTTTGATGATAGTGGCAATATTTATCAGGGATATGGTACTATTTCTAATCAGTATTCTGGACTTGTAGAGGTAACCAGCCCTACTTGGGTTGGTGCTGTTCCTACTGGAAGTGCGAGTGGTCCAGGTGGGGTATGTCACGGCATTTGCGCCCCAATGGGTCATCAGGGTTTTCAGGGATTTCAGGGATGTCCTGCTTGCGAAGCGACCGGTAGTGTTGGTGTAGGTAGTTCTCTCATCACAATCGGTCTATCTCATAGAGCCGACCAGTGCTGGGTCGAGGGTGAACTTGCTTGTGTGTCTATTGATACTGGGCCTGGGGTGGCTCTTGTTCATGGTCATATATCATTTGGTGGTGGGCCTTCTTCTTTCTCGGTAGACCTTACTTCTTTTGAGTGGGTCGGTGAGAGTCTCCCGAATGGTTATTATTCTCCTGGTACTATCTGTCACGGTGGTTGTCCTCCGATGGGTCCTCAGGGTTTTCAGGGACCTCAAGGACCTGAGGGTCATCAGGGTGGCCAGGGATGGTATGGTCATCAGGGTGGACAGGGTGTTCAGGGTCATCAGGGCTTTCAGGGATTCCAGGGATGTCCTGCTTGTGATGGAGGAGGTTCTGCTGCGGTTTCAGGAGGTGGAACCAGCGTTGTTGTAGCAGTGGCTTACCCTGCATGTTGGGAGCAAATGGGTAGTACTCCAAATATCGTTTGTGTTACGGTGGAGAATCCTACTGGTGCCAGCCACATGGGTGAAGGATATGTATCTAGTGTAGACTATGGCTCAAGTGCAGTGTATGTAAGTATTAATAAGTGGTACGGTGGGACTCCACCTGATGGCGGTGCTGCTGCGTCGATATGTCATGGTTTTTGTCCTCCAATGGGTCCTCAGGGATTACAGGGATTCCAGGGATTACAGGGATGTTCTGCTTGTGAAATAGCATCGGGTGTTGATGTTAGTGGTGGAGGGACTACTTCTAATATAAGTATAGAAAATCCAGATTGTTGGGTAAGTGGTGAAGCAGTATGTGTTTCTCTTTCTTCTGGTGGTAATTCATATATGGGTTATGGGACTTTGGTTGTATATGGTGTCAGTTCGTTTGGTGTCACTTATTCTGGATGGGTAGGTGAGACAGCACCTGATGGGACTGGTTATGATGCTACTATATGTCATGGTACATGTCCACAGGTTACTGATGGGTGTCCAGCCTGTGAAGATGGAACCTTTGTAACTCTTACATTTACTCCTGGAGGAGATTTCTCTGAGGATTGTTGGGAGGTTGGGGCTGTAGTTTGTGTTTCTGGTGAGAATGGTGGGAATAGTTATATGGGCTATGGCACTATTGCTTCAACTACTGATACAACGATAGTTCTTGGAGGAATAACTTGGGTAGGTGATACGCCCGGAGCGGTTAATCTTAATCCTGCTGTGATATGTCATGGCGATTGTCCTCCTAAGGGGTCTGATGGTGCTGATGGTGCTCAGGGACCTGATGGTGCTGATGGTGCTGATGGTGCTGATGGTGCTGATGGTGCTGATGGTGCTCAGGGTCCTCAGGGGGTTAATGGTTCTCAGGGATTTGATGGTTCTCAGGGATTTGATGGGGTTCAGGGTTCTCAGGGAGTTGATGGTGCTGATGGTTTTCAGGGTCCTCAGGGATTTGATGGAGCTGATGGTTTTCAGGGTAATCAGGGTCCTCCAGGACTAAAGACTGCTATTGTGAAGGTTGAAGAGGAGTATAAAGAATTGGTCTGTATGGAGGCACCGGAGGTATTATTCTTCGATGTGATGATGGTTCAGTGTCATGGAGTAGAGACTTTATTTAATGTGAATGATACATTTAAGAAGGTATGTGAGCCTGGGAGTATTAGAGTAGTATCTGCTGTGCCTTCGATGCCTGTAAGGGTTGGGGTGGTTAAAGAAGGTGATGGATTCATAGTGAGGTCGGATTATGATGGCAGATTTGTTGTGACGCTTATGGTATGCGGTGTCAGGCAGGGATATGCTGGTAGAAGGTTTGCAAGTAGAACAAAGAAGGATTATTTGAGGAATATGACACTGTACGAGGATATAATGTTAGGGAGGTTGTGATGCCAATAGAGGAATTTTATGACTCCACGAAGGCCTATCCGTGTGACTTGAACGGGATACTCGTTTCGGAGCAGAGGATGGATGGTATTGTTAATAATTACCCAAGGAGGGTTACTGTGCCTAGTTATACTATAGATATGTACAAATCGGATGATAGGACTTTCAGGGTCTTTGTCAAAACACCGGACTTGAATGTGGTGGACTTGACCGGAGCGGTTGGGAATATGACATTTAAGGAGCTTCCTGGAGGTTCGGCTATAATAGATAAGAGCACAAATGTATCAGGAGAAGGGCAAATAGGTGCTGCTGATGAGGGCGAGATGTTCTTTTATCTTGTCCCTGCTGACACTTCTTCGATAGATGTAAGGCAGTATGTGTTTGATATATCTGTGACGCTGGCGAGTGGTAAGAAATATACCATTCTTACTGGTGTGATGAATCTTCTTCAGCCTGTTTGACGATTTTTTGCCAAGGGAGCCGGTCTATTTGAGTATAATGGACTGGAGGAATGTATGGCTTTTATTTCGTTAGATGACAGTAATGCTCTGGTTGTTCATGATTGTTATGACCAGAAGAAATTGGTTTCCGATATGGGAGGCCAGTGGGACCCGGTTTCCAGAACCTGGAAAGTCGTTTTCACGATGTCGAACCTTGAATCCCTTATTGATGGGTTTGATGTTATAGGTGTTGATGATAGCGTTGAAGCGGCTGCTCTGTTGCAGGGAGAGAAAGAGCAGCGTTTGGAGCGTTTGCGGGAAATGTCTAAAGCGGATGTACCTGTCCGATTAATGATTCCGGGTCTGAAGGTTAGTCTCTATAACTACCAAAAGCTAGGCGTTATGTATTCTGTAACTAATGGGGTTGGAGTCTTATTGGCTGATGAGATGGGTCTTGGAAAAGCTTTGGCAGAAGGTACTGAGGTTTATACCCCTTATGGTAGAAAGAATATAGAGGATATAAGAGTTGGAGATGAGGTGATTGGGAGTGATGGTTGTGCTACAAGGGTGATGGGTTTTTATCCTCAGGGAAGAAGGAAAGCTTACCGTGTTTCTTTTTCAGATGGTGCTAGTGTGGATTGTTGTAAAGAGCACTTATGGCAGGTTAATACGGCTACTCGTAAGAATCGTGGAAATCCTTCTCTAGTTAAGACTACGGAGGAGATAATAGAGGACGGGTTGGTTAGAAGAAATGGAAAGAATGGGGAAAGATGGAATTGGTATATACCATTAACCAAACCAGTTAATTTTGTTACAAGGAGTATTATATTGGATGAGTTACCTCCTTATGTTTTAGGGATTTTGATGGGTGATGGAGCTCTTTCTAATGGTAGGATTGGCTTTTCTAGTGGGGATAGTGAGATAATTGAAAGAGTTGAATCTTTGATGGGTAAAGATTGGCATGTTAGAAAATGTGGGGGAAAGTATGATTATGAGATTTCAAGAATAAGTTTCAGAACAGCATGTCAGGATGACCTGGTACATAAGTTTTTGAGAGAAAGAGGTTTGAAGAGAGTAAAATCTCCTGATAAGTGGATTCCAGATGAGTATCTTTATTCACCTTTAGATGACCGTTTAGAGCTTTTAAGGGGTCTGTTGGATTCTGATGGTACTGTTTCAAAAGGGGAGAGAGGTAATGCTTGTGTGTTCTCTACTACTTCTTCTGATTTAAGAGATGCGGTGGTATGGTTGTGTAGGTCCTTGGGTGGAACAGCATCTTGTGGAAGAAAGAGTCCTTTCTATTATAAGGATGGGAAGAGGATTTATTGTAGGGAGGCTTGGAATGTAACAGTATCTTTGCCAGGAGGCATGTGTCCTTTTTATTTAAAAAGGAAGGCTTCTGAGTATTTAAATTGTCGTTTAAAGTACCCGCCATCTAGGGCAATTACATCTATAGAAAGGGTTGGAGAGAAAGAGATGTATTGTATAGCAGTAGATGCTGAAGATAGTCTTTATGTGACGAAGGATTTTGTTGTGACTCATAATACGATACAGGCTATATCTACTGCTCTAATGTTGAAGTTTAGAGGTCTTGCTAAAAAGGGTCTTATAGTCACTCCTGCCTCATTGAAATTCAACTGGCCTCTCGAGATAGAAAAGTTCACGGATGAGAAATATGTAATCATAGATGGTAGTCCTGATGAAAGGGTAGCCCAGTGGCTCAGAGATGATGTCTTTTTCTATGTGGTTAATTCGGAGCTTGTACTGGAGGATTTGTTTGGTGGTAGGGAGTTCAAGGCCAAGAAGGGAGAGACGCCTCAACAGGCGGCCAGGAGGAAGGCCAGAATAGCCAAAGCCAAGGCCAGGGAGAGGATTCTTGGGCCGGTAAGAAGGAGGATGTGGGACTTTATAGCGGTGGATGAGTGTTTCCCATATTATACACCTGTGATTACAGATAGGGGTATTATACCGATAGGTCAGATTGTAGAAAATTGTCTTAATGTGTCCGTTTTATCTTGTGATTTTTCAACAAATGAGTTATCATACAAGAAGGTAGTTAGGTATATTGACAAGCCTTTGGCTGGATGTCTTGTAGAGATAAAGCATGAGTTTGGAAGTCTTGTCTGTACGGAGAATCATCGAGTCTGGACGGAGGAGGATGGTTATGTTGAGGCAGGTAAAATCAAGAGGGACGGTGTTACGCATTTGCGAGTGGTGCGAGGAGGAGTTTCAGGCACAGAAGAGGGGGAAGTCTACCCCGAGATTTTGCAGTCACAAGTGTTCGAACAGATGGAAACTATCTCAGCCGTCGGTAATAGAGAAGATAGTAGAGAAGCGAAGAATGCCGGAGAAAAAGAAGAAGTGCAAGGAGTGTCATGGTGTCTTCGTCGTGAGGACTGCAAGGGAACAGGAGAGAGTTTTTTGTTCAAAGAGGTGCAGTGCGATTTGGAGGACGAAGCACGAGGACGGGTGGGACATCAAGATGCGGAAGATGCACAAGGAAAGCATGAAGGTTATCAAGGGAGGGAGGAATCCATCGGCTTCTTTGAGAATGAAGATGTTAAATCAAGACCCTGTGTTCAGAAAGAAAGTGATGGACGGTGCTGCGAAGTGGAGGGAGAGCAATCCGTCATTTATTGCCAGAGGAGGGAAGCCGTTCATAACGGAGCCTCAGAGGATTTTGTATCAGATTTTGGGAGAGGGGTGGATACTGGAGTATGTGGTTGCCGACAAGTTGAAGATGGCGGAAGTAATAGAGTCTCCCCCGAATTTCTATCAGATAGATATTGCTCATCCGGAATTGAAGATTGCAGTGGAAGTAGATGGAAAGACTCACAAGACAGCGAAATGGAAAGTAATAGATGGCAGGAAGAACAAGGCTTTGTCTTATCTAGGGTGGTCGGTGTTGAGATTCTGGAACGAGGAGATTATGCAGGATGCAGAGGGGGTAGCGAAGAAGGTCAGAAAGTGTATAACCTCGAAGTAGAGGATAATCATAACTATGTGGCTGACGGGGTATTAGTTTCAAACTGTCAAATGTTGAAGAGCCATTCCTCAAAAAGGAGTAGGAATGTAAAGCAGTTGAGGGCTAAATTCAAGATGGCGTTGACAGGAACGCCGATGGACGGCAAGTTAGAGGAGCTTCATAGTGTGATGGGCTTTGTGGCGCCTGGGTTGCTGGGTTCTAAGATGAGGTTTTTCCAGAAGCATGTTGAGACGGATTTCTATGGCAAGGTGACAGGGTATAAGAGGTTGTCTGAAGTGACGAGTAAAATTCAGCCTTTCTTCATAAGGAGGTTGAAGAGGGATGTACTGGAGGACTTGCCTGATAAGATTTATGAGAATAAGGTAGTTATCTTGTCAAAACAGGAGGCTGACATATATAAGAAGTTGGCTTCAAATGGACATGAGGCTACTGAGGATGCTGAGGCTGTGGTGGCTGTTATCAGATGTAAGCAGTTCTGTAATTGGCCGGGGATGATTGATGATGAGTGCCGGAAGTTCTCGAAGATGGATGCTTTCAAGGAAGTGCTCGATGAGGTTGTGATAGAGAATGGCAACCAGGCTTTGGTGTTCAGTCAGTATAAGGAGATGCTGGATGTAATCGCGACTCATATCAAGGGTATGGGGTTGAAGTATTTAAGGATTGATGGTGATACTGACAAGAGGGACAGGGCAGATTATCAGAAGGTGTTCAAGGAGGATAAGACTATAGATTTGATGATAGGTACTGAGGCCATGTCTACTGGTCTGAATTTAACTGCTGCGAGTTATGTTATAAACTATGATGATAATTGGGCACCTGCTGTGATGGCTCAGAGGGAAGATAGGGCTCATAGAATAGGGCAGTTGAAGGGTGTTACTGTTATTAATTTTATATGTAAGAATACGATAGAAGAGAGAATAAGGGATGTCATATATGCAAAGTCGAAAGTGACTGCTACTGTGTTGGGTGATGATATTGATGAGATGGTTTTAAAGAGGCTGGGTCCGAAGGACGTAGCAAAATTGTTATAGGAGTTTTATGGCCAGTTTTGCGCAAACAAGAGATTTAGAGAGGTCGCTGATAAAGTTGCTGTCGGGTAGTAAGATGATGGCCCGGTTGCATATGTCTAAGGTTAAGACGGAGTGGTTTACCTCACCGGAGCGGAAGTTTATAGCTGACTGTATGCGTGAGGTAATGAGTTCAAATAATGCTGCTCTGAGCAAGAATGTATTTGAGTATATGGTTGGTTCTCAGGTTCCTGACTCAGAGAGGTCGTCTTACATCTCGGAATGGAATTTCATAGAGGCTTTGACTACTAATGAGGATGTTGAAGTCCTTATGGGCAAGATGGAAGAGGCCAGGGTTGGCCAGGAGGCTTTGGGTACTCTTGAGGAGGTGGCTGAGCTCTTGGAGGAGGGTAGGGTTCCTGAGGCCATATCTGCTCTTAAGATGAAGGCTGTAACCATAGGGGGTACAGTAGAGGATAGGCCATTGGTTGAGATAACCGATTATCAGCGGAGGTTGCAGCTGATAAAGGATAAGCAGGCTAATCCTGATAAGTATAAGGGTATAAAGATAGGCTTTGAGACATTTGACAATAATGCTGGTGGTGTGTTTATAAATGAGCTGCTTCTTATTGCTGGTATAACTGGTCTGGGAAAGTCTACTCTGGTTAAGCAGATATGTACTAATATTATCAGGCTTAATAAAGATATCAATGTACTCCATATCGCTAATGAGGAGCATCAGGAACAGGTGGAGTCAAAGTATGATGCCAACTTGTCGGGGATACATTATAGTAATTTTAAGAGGGCGGATATCACTGATGAAGAGGTCGAGAAGTGGACTGATGGTATGGACAGGCTTAAGGATAGGTCTAAGAGAGGAGAGTCTGGTCGTATCTTTGTCAAGGAAGTTGCTGCTTTTACAGATGCTACATTGATAGAGCAGGCTTATAGGGAGCTTGAACAGAGAGGTATTAAAATCCATGTTATAGTTATTGACCACTTGCCTCACTTGAAGCCTATTCAGCAGGCATGGGGTGAGAATGACGAGAGAGCAAAGGCGGCTTCGGATTGTAAGGAGCTTGCAAGGTCTCTTCATACTGCGGTGATAGTTCCGACTCAGGCTGCTACGGATGTGGAGGAAAAGCAGAACAAGGGCCGTAGGGCTGGTAAATTGGATGTGTATGGTTCCAAGGGACAGATTCATGTGGCGAATACCTTCTTGATAATAACCTCGAAGGGTCAGGATATGGGTCAGGAGTTGGGTAAGGATATTGACGAGGATTGGGAAAGGGATGTCTTCTGGTTGTGTGATATTAAGAAACAGAGGGATGGTGCTCCTTTCTGGTTCTTTGCTAAGCATTTTGTGAAAAATGGTCGTGTTGTAGAGATTAAGGAAGAGATGATGTCTCAGCCGAAGGGTAAAGATGTCAATAAGGCTATAACTGAGGCTGTGGGAGATGGCTCTGAAGATGAGGAGAAGCCTGAGGGTGAGAAGCAGGAGATTGATGCCCAGGTGGCTAGAGAGTGTGATGAGGCTTTGTTAGAGGAGCCTGAGGCGCCGTCTGAGCCTGATAAGAATGATAAGGCTGATAATGTGCCAAGTGAGCCTGTGAAGGCTTCTGAGGACAATTCTGGGGCTTCTGAGGGTGATTCGAAGATGACTGCCAGAATGGCTAAAATGAAAGCGGCTGCCAGAATTTTGGCAAAGAAATCTGCTCAATAATTGCTTTGGGATGTGTATAGTAGTTGTGAAAGATTATGTAATGTCAATGTTTGACTAAAAACAGGAGGAAATAATGAGTGATGGGCATGAGTTGATTGGGCAAAGAAAGATTGGTGATGAGTTCTCGGGGACTTATTATGTGGAATCGGTCTATATTAAGAAGACCGTCCAAAAGAAAGACTATTCTGACTTCGTTCTGAAGGACAAATCTGGCTCCAGAAGCGTAAAGTTTTGGGGTGTGGTAGATGGCGTCAAAAAGGGAGACTTCGTATTTATAGCAGCCAATGTAGAGGAGTACCACGGTAATCCAAGCATGGTGGCTAAGAATGTTGAGAAGTCAGACCCTCCAGAGGATATGACTCCTTATATGGCAGTCCATGAGGATGCTGAGGAGAATGCTGGTAAGTATGATTTTCTGCATGACCAGTTGAAAGAGCTGTGTGAGAAGACGGGTGACGATACTCCTCTCTTGATAGTGGATGAGGTGTATGGAAATAGTGCATTCTTCACTAAGTTTGTAGAGGCACCTGGAAGTTCAAAATCTCACTATGGTGTGGTTGGTGGTCTGATGGCTAATACTGTGAGACTTGGAGAGAAGGCTCATGATGATGGTAGAATGTATGGCCTTAGTGAGGCTGAGTTGAGTGTCGCTCTGGCTTCTGCTCTTCTGGCCAGGATAGGTGCTATAGATGCTTATGAGTTTGTTGATTGTTCTGCGCAGGAGACTAAGATGGGAGTCTTGCTTGGAATGAACAACTTGACTATGACCAGGGTGTCATCTGCTTTGAAGAGAGTTGTGGCGAAGTTGAAGAAGGAGAAGAGGAGACCTTCTCAGGATACAGTAGTGAGAATATTGCATGCTGTGTCGGCTTGTCATAATGGTGGTGTAGCTTCTATGACTCCTGAGGCAATGGTTGTAAATTCAGCTTACAGGCTTGACTCGGAGATGGTCCATGCAATGGACTTTATATCAGAGGACATGAATGCGGAGGAGTTTACAGCATTTGACCCTATTCTGAGACGCTGTTATTATACTGGTAGCTAGGAGGGTTTGATGTCCAGACATAGCGTCAAGGACAGGATAAAGTACAAGGACATATCTTGGCTTATGCCGAGTGTGGATGTGGTGGCTTCTCTGGAGAAACTTGGAGTACAAGGTATATCCAGGACGGGTGATGAGATTACAGCTTATTGCCCGGACCACCATATATTCACCGGTAATGAGCCTTCTCATCCAAAATGGACTCTTAATGTAAAGAATGGTAAGACGTTCTGTTTTACCGAGGGAAGGGGTAGTAATCTTTTATGGATTATATCCAGAGTCTTAGATGTATCTGCTGATGAGGCGATGAAATTCTTATGCGGTGAGAATGGGGATATAGATGTCAGTAAGCTGAGACTTGATGCTATGAAGAGGGCAAAGGAACGTCTTCTTGATAATGATGAAGAGGATGATACTCCGAGGGTGTCTGGTTTATCTTCAGTGAGGAGGGAGATGGAAAGAGGATGTATGAGTCCTGAGGCTTATGAATTCTTTATGAGTCCTCCTGGCAAAAAGCATCCTACCAATATATGTAAGGATACTGTAGACCATTATCAGGTGTTCGAAAGAACATGGGGTTATTATGTTGACACGGTGGTTATACCTTTCGTGCAGAAGGGTGTCCTTATGGGATTTTCCGCGACCGATATTCTTGGCAAGGAGGAGTGGCTATTCAGACATCCTACTAAGTCTGAGAATGAGTATAAGAAGACCAGGTTTCCATCTGGATTTAAGACGAGAGAGTTCTTATTCGGATATGATGACTGCCAGGAGGGTGCTGACTTTCTAATTGTAACTGAGGGGCCTCGGGAAGTCATGAAGTTGTGGCAGGAAGGTTTTACTAATTCAGTGGCTGTATTGGGTTCGTTTATGGGTGATACCCAGATGGAGTTGTTGTCAAGTTTGGCTCCGAAGAAAGTGGTCTTAATGTTTGATGGTGATAGTGCGGGTGATAGGGCTGCTGAGGGAGTGGGCAAGAAATTGGAGAATCTTGTGGAGGTAGTTGTTTGCAGGCCTCCTGAGGGAATGGACCCTAAAAATCTTGAAAGGAGAGACTTTGAGAAGATGATTTTTGGAAAATAGTTTCGATTTGTTGTTGACTGGAATCGTGATTATTGGTATTAATTAGAAAAGTAGCCGATGTTCGGTTTAGGGCGTTAATTAGTATTGACCGGTTATGGTCTAAAGGAGGTCTGGATGGCAGTGAAATGTGGTTCATGCGAAGTTGAGCGAGTCCCTGTGACTCAGGAGTATATGGTTGAAGTTCTAGTGGCTGAAGGGCCGCATCCCCAAAAGGAGCTATTCGAAAGAGCTCTCTATGATTCGATAATCAGAATGGTCATAGGCATAGCTAATGGTTATGCAGTAAACTCCATAGATACCAGTGATGATTTGGTACAGGAGTGCATGAAGCGTATAATGACCAATCTTCATAAGTATGAATCACATAAGGCTAAGTTCTCTACTTGGTCTTATCGAGTCTGTAGGAGTGTTTTGGACCGTAAGTATCTTCATAGTAGTAGGCATAAGTCAACTTTTGTGGGGATGAAAGAGGGATGGGATGCTCCATCCAGTGAAAGGGTTACATCAGAGCTGGTTCGTTCTGAGATAACCGAGGTGGTAAGAGAACTTTTCCATGAGAATCCAAAGAATCATCACATCCTTTCTGCTATATTTGGTAATCCAGATTCGGAAGGGTTTATTCTTCCAGACAGTGTAGATATTTCAGATGCGGCAAAGAAGGCTGGGGTGGATTATGGACAGGCTCATGCATTTTACAGTCGTAAAGTGAGGCCTTTTTTCAGAAAGAAATTTAGCAGGGAGGATTTCAATGCAGGAAATTGAGATGAAGAGTGCTGCGGGTGATGTGGTAAGAGGTGCTTGTTATGGAAAGTGGAGCAGGTATCATCCTGCATGTTCAGACTGTATGGTGTGGACAGACTGTCAGAGGATTACAGAAAAAACTAAGAGGGTTGCTGCAAAGAAAGCTCAGGAAGAGGCTGACCCTGTTGCTTATTTATTAGGCCTTCTCCGGAAGAAGTATTCAGAGGAGAGGAAGTTTGGAGAAGGGGTCTGTGGTCACTTGTTTAAGAATAAGAATGGCGAGAAGGTAGTGGCTGTTTTTGTAGCAGAGGATGGAAAGGTAAAGATTCAGTCGGCTGGCGGATTGAAGGTTTTCAAGAAGTTGGAATCGGCAGATATGGTAAGGAATGATGTCCTGACTGATGATGTGATGAAGGACATTGTCTGATGGTCTCAAGGCTTCCTTATTATGTACCTCCGTTCGCGGAGTTTAATGTGGCCCAGGAGGCTGTTCTGCCTTACTTGGACCAAGATGTGAATATGGTAATATCCTTCGAGACAGCGGTGGGAAAGACCGTGTTGGCTGAGGGGTGTTTTGCTTATCATTTACTGCATGGAAAGGGTAGACTGGCTTATGTTTGCCCTTTCAAAAGTTTGGCGTATGAGAAGCATTCGTCTTGGAGTGATGATGTCCAACTTTGTTCAGGTGGTGTGTCAGTAAGTACAAGTGATATAAAGACGACGCCTGAGGAGTGTATGGATTCAAGGTTGCTTATTGTGACTAATGAGTCTTTTGATGCCAAGTCGAGGTCGAGGGCGTATCTGAAGTGGGTAAAGAGTCTGGAGTGTGTGGTATTCGATGAAGCACACATGTTGTCTGATAAGAGAAGAGGAGGTGCTTTGGAGGCTTCGATGGTAAGGCTTTCTGAGGTGAACCCGGGTTGTAGGATGGTGCTTTTATCGGCAAGTATGGCTAATGCCATGGAAATTGCTAAGTGGGTGAAGTCGCTTAATGGGAAGAAGACAAAGTGTGTACAGAGTGAGTGGAGACCTACGAAGATAGAGTTGGAGTATCATGAGGTATCGGGAAGGTCTGCTATGATATCCAAGGCGGTAGAACTTGCGTCTGAGAGGAATGGAAAGATAGTTGTTTTTGTGCATTCAAAGTTAGTGGGTAATGATATCAGGAAGGGATTGAAAAGGGGACGTGTGAGGTCTGCTTTTCATAATGCTTCCTTGAAGCCGGCTGTTAAGAAGAAGTTAGAGGAAGCATTTAATAATAAGTTTTCTGGGATGGATGTGCTCGTTAGTACGTCCACATTGGGTGCAGGGGTGAATATAGGAGGGTAAAGTGAGTAATATATTGGAAAGTTTAAAGTCGGAGTGTATGGGTTGTAGGAAATGCGATATAGGCGGAGCTGATATTAGTGGTATGCCTTCTAATGTGTTTTCCAATATGAACTGTGATGCCAAGGTGATGGTATTGGGTCAGAATCCTGGTATGGAAGAGGTTGTACGTGCAGAGCCTTTTGTGGGTCAGTCGGGTAAGATATTTGATGAGGCTATGAAGACAATAGGTGTGTCAAGGAAAGACCTTTATATATCCAATACGGTGAAGTGTTATACTCCTGGGAATAGGAAGCCGAAGCGGTTTGAGGTGGATAATTGCAGGTGCTTCTTGGACAGGGAGATTGAGGCGGTGAAGCCTGTTGTTATAGTGGCCTTGGGTGGTCCTGCTTTTAAGCAGATGACGGGAATGAATGGAATAACTAAGCATCATGGTACAGTACTTTTTTCTCCAAGATATATGGTTCCGGTGATACCTATGCTGCATCCAAGTCCTTTGAATACTAATAATCCAGTAAAGAAGGAGATGTTTGACGAGGATGTGCTTGCTTTGAGGCTGTTCCTGGATTCTAAGAAGGAGTAGGATGGCTGATGGTGTAATAGTCGTGGGTGCTCGTAGGGGCATGGAGCGAGTTGCTATTAATGAACTTGCTCAGATGATAGGCAGAGCAGGCAGGAAGCAGGATGGAGGAGAGTGCCATGCTGATATCATATTGGATACAAAAGATTTTTCAGTTGTTTCTTCTGAACTTGATAAGGGAGGGAAACTAAGGGTTGAGTCTTCAATAACGGATTGCAGGTCGATGGCTTTCCATATTCTTCCTCAAATATCTGATGGTGGGGTTGAGACTGTTGAGGAGGTTGAGTCTTGGCTGTCTAAAACTTTAATGGTGTTCCAGGGAGGTAGTGCTAATGCAGGAGATGCATTAGAGCTTTTGGAGAATGCTGGAGCTGTGAAGGTTGATGGGGGCAAGGTACAGGCTACTAACTTGGGAAGGATAGCAGCATCATTATATTTTCATGCAGAGGATGTAAAGGCCTGGCTGGATAACTTTACTGAGCTTTTCAGAGAGGGTTTACATGATGAGGAGACTGGGGCTGCCTGGGCACTTGGTAATGTTCCGGTAGAGAGGGCAGTTGGTGATTTCAGTGACCAGTGGGAGGTTGTAGGGGCTTGTAGGGATTCGATGTCTCAGGGATTGTCTGTAAGAGAGGGCTCTTTGATAAATGTGGTGATGTGGTGGTGTGTTATGGGAGGCGCTCCTGCTGGTAAGATGAGGCATAAGGCGCTGGCTATGAGGGAGGACTTTGGAAGGATACGCAAGGCTCTGGAGGAACTTGATAAAGGGGTTGCTCGATGGGGTATGGAGGAGTATTTCGAGAAGTTGGCATTACGTGTGTCCAGGGGTATACCAATGAAGATTTTTAATATTTGTTCATGGGGAGTGTCGAAAAGTCTGGCCCATCACTTGTATAATATGGGAGTTAGAGATGAAATTTCTTTAAGAGATAATCTTGAGATAATATCGTCAGATATTGATGAACGGAATATGAAGGTTTTGAGAGGTGTAGTTGAGGGCATTCGATAAGAGAGCTGTAAGTGCATGTGAGAGTGCGATGAGAAATGGAACTCTGTGTCAGAGGCATGTAAGGGATGTTCTTAAGGCAAGAGAGCCGGATGTAGAGTCGATAGAGTGTTTTTTGGATAATGAAGACCCAATGATTAGGATAGGCGCTGCCAGAGTGGTAGGCATGAGGGGTGATGTTTCAAGGGTGATATCGGCTATATTGAAAGAAGAGGACAGAGAGGTCCTTATTGATATGATGTCGGTTGTTGCTGAAAGGGGTAAGGGTTTCGGAGAGCTTGGAGAGATGCTTATTGGAAGAGGTGATGTGGTGCGTGATGAGGTTATAGAGGTTCTTAGAAGGACCGGTAAGGCTGGTGCGTTGCTACCACTTATATTTGACAAGGATGATTCCCTTGTGGAGAGGGTTAAGAGGTATATGAATGAGCAAGAAGATTAGACCTATGAAGGTGTCTTTGCCGGACGACCATATAGTTCGGTTTTGGAATGTTGTAAAGTCGCTTGTGGAGCCTTTTGGAATTGATAGGGTTAAAGAGGTCAACCATTATGTCGAGTTATTGGGAGAGGCCGTTGATAGGCATGTCAATGAGGCTCAGGGCAAGCCTTCCAGAGAGCATAAGAGGAAGTTGGCGAGGAAGAGATTTATAGCCATATTCAAGCGTAGGTATCTATTCATGACTGATTTTGAGTATGATACGGTATTGAGTGGGGTGGAAGTAAAATTGATTGACCAGGCATTGGATGCTTTGGAGAAGAAGGGTGTAGAGTCTGATGAGTATTTGAAGTGGCAGTTTGAGACTTTTTTGGTGGATAATCCAAAATTCTGTCCACCGAATATAAAGCAGATGTGTAGTGATTTCTTTTTGAAGGAGTTCTTTTATGCAAATAAGGAGAGCATTAAGCAGAAGCAGCAGGATGAGATATTGAAAAAGGAAGTTCTTGACCTGGTTGCGAGGGCGAGGGTGCTTATAAGGTCGGCGGGAGATAAGCAGGAGCAGGAAGAGGTTAAGAAGGTGTTGAAGGCTTATAGGTCGGGTGGTATGGGTGTTTCTGAATTAAGGAAGAAAATAGAGAGTATGGAGGGCTGATATGTCTGTTATTGAGAATATAAGAGGTACGATGGATGATTTGGGGCAGGTGGAGTTGTCTGGTGTAAAACTGGAGAGTTGCGATGGTAACTTACTGGATGTTGGAGAGTATGACCTGGATAGGCATGTAGCTGTTCAACCTGCTGCTATAGCTTATTTTGGGTCGTTGAAGAAAGAGGCTTCCAGAAGGCTTGGTGCTATCAAAAGAGCGTATGATAGGTGGCAGAAGCGTAAGTATGCAGAAGCCAAGGCGGCTGCATTGAGTGGGACTCAGACTAAGCCTACGGTGGCTGACATAGAGGCCAGATATATAGTTGATAATGAGAAAGAGATAGAGAAGTGGGAAGACCAGGTTGAGAAGGCTCAGATGGAGTATGATACTCTTGATTCTTGGTATGAGGCATGGAGGCAGAAGTCATTCTCTATAAGGGAGTATGTAGAGGTTGATGAAGATGAAAGGTTCAATACGAGCTCTTCAATTAAGGCCGGTGAAAAGAAAGTTGAAAAAAGTGCCTCTGGAAGTGCGAGAATTGACCGCGTCAGGGATATAATGAAGAAGAATAGAGAGAAAAATAAATAAACAAAATGAAAGGAGAAGAGAGAGGTAGGGCGTTTACGTGTTGGCTGGCCGTAATTGGCATATGGGCAATTATTGGCGTATTATTGTTAAAGTAGTAGTATAGGAGAGAAGAAATGAGTAATGTGTTGGATAAGGTAAGGAAGTTGAAGGCGAGTAGGCCGCGTAGCGGAAACTCAAGGATGAGGGGTATCTTCCATAAGTGGAATGATGGCGATAATATGATTCGTCTGGTTGGAGAGTTTTTGGAAGTGAAGACACACTTCATTGCTCCGGCTCCTAAGAGGAATGACAAGGGTCTGTGTAGGCCTGATTCTTTCCAGGGCGATGAAAGATTGCCGATGGTTATGAACTGTTCCGATTGGGATGTAGAGAAGGAAGAGTGGAAGAAGCATAAGACTTGTCCTATCTGTAAACTCAATGCGGTAGCAAGAGATGCTTTGAAACTCAACCCGGGTGAGGAAGAGAAGAAGGAATTCAAGGAATTGAGTTCTAAGACGTATCCGCGTCCTAACCTTAAGTGGAATATCATTGATAGAGATGACCCGTATGTCCTTAAAGTCGAAGACGACAAAGAGGAAAAGGTTAAGGGTCTCAAGATTGCTACTGTCGGCATGGAAGCCTGGGGTGATATCGAAGGTATCTTTGACCAGGTTGGGTTTGATATAACTGATGAGGTCGAGGGTATCGACATCAAGGTTAATAAGGGTAACAATGGTACAAGAACCAGTTACTCTGCTCAGGCGGTACTTGAAGGTAAGTCTCTTAAGACTACTCCTCTTACTGACGAAGAGAAGGAACTTGTTCCGCATGACTTGAAGCAGATTTGCGGTAAGCAGGTTGAGGTTTCTAAGGTTGTGGATGCTCTTCATGAGGAGTACAGGGATATTCTGGAACTCAGTGAAGATGAGGATTCCGTTCCTGAAGAGAAGGCTGAAGAAGAATCCAAGGAAGCTGCTGAAGACGAGAAGAAAGAGGAAGAATCCAAGGAAGCTGCTGAGGAAGAGAAGAAGGAAGATGACTCCAAGGAAGATGATTCCAAGGAGGCTTCTGCTGAGAAGAAGGCTGAAGAGAAAGCCGAGGACAAAGCTGAGGTTGACGAGGCTATAGATGAGGCCATAGAAGAGGATGGAGATGGCCTTCTTGATGGTACTGACGACTCGCAAAAAAAAAGCTAACTGACGACGGGGAACCGGAGTCGGAGAGTGAAGAGTCTGAGGCCAAGTCGGGTGCTGAGTTTGATTATTCGAAGATAGACCCTAAAGAGGAGTGGATATGCTTCGGAAGTATAGACCTGGAAAACGACGAGTGCAAAACTTGTCCGGCCAAGGAAGATTGTGAGGAAGAGTCTAAGAAGAAGGCGGAATAACCCGCCTTCTTCTTTTTTAGGAGGTTCTTATGAGTACCAAGAAAGCGAAAGATAAGCGTGCGGATAGGATAAGTGGTATATGTGCTGCAATCAACAAGACAGATTTTGGTGGTGAGAATCACGATGCTGTTACTTGGGTAGGCTCACAGGATTCTGTGGTAATGGAGAGGTTTCCTTCGGGTTGTGTAGACTTGGATGAAGCTCTTGGAGGAGGATGGCCTAAGGGTAGGTTTGTGGAGTTGTATGGCCCTGAATCGGGAGGTAAGACGACACTGGCTCTTCATGCTATAGCTGAGCATCAGAAGAAGTATCCTGATGAGGATATAGCGCTTATTGATTCTGAGTTTGCCTGGGATGCTGAGTATGCTACGGAGATAGGAGTAGATACGAAGTACTTGATTGTTCACCAACCTGAAAACGGTGTTCAGGCATTGAATGTGCTGGAGCAGTTAATTAAGGGAGGCGTATCCCTTATAGTTGTTGATTCGGTGGCTGCACTGACTACAGCTGATGAGTTGGCAGGTGATATTGGTGATATTACTGTTGGTGCTCAGGCCAGGTTGATGAGTGGAGCACTCAGGAGGCTTACTGGTGAAGCTGGAAGGCGTAAAGTAACTGTCTTCTGGACAAATCAGCTTCGTGAGAAGATTGGTATAACATGGGGCGATAAAACCACTACTCCGGCAGGACGTGCATTAAAGCATTATGCTTCTGTGAGGGTGTCAATAAAGAGTTGGGGTAAGATTAAGGAAGGTGACGCTATTGTGTCTTCTAAGACTAAAGCCGATGTTAAGAAGAATAAAACTGCGCCTCCTTTCAGGGTTGCTGAGTTTAATATTACGTTCGGTATAGGTATAGATGTAGTAGCTTCGGTATTGGATAGTGCAATAGCCATGGGTGTCGTGGAAAAGAGAGGTTCGTGGCTTAGTTTCCAGAGTGAGCAGCTTGGACAGGGAAGAGCTGTAGTGCTGGATAATATGAGAAATGATGAGGAGTTGGTAGCCAAGGTATCGGCAGCGATTGATGATGCCAAGAATGAAGGTGTTAAACCAAAACCTCAGAAGAAGGCTGATATCAAGAGGCCTAAGGCTTCTGCTGGTAAGAATGATTCTGCCGAAGATGCTGATGCCATAGATACGCCGGAAGTGGGGGTTGAGGATGCCTGATATGAAGTTGCTTCTGATAGATGGTAATAATATGAGTCACAGGGTTCACTGGGCTCATAAAGAATTATCATGGAAGGGCACCCATGTGGGTGTCCTCTTCGGATTCTTCAAGCAGTTAGTTCATCTTGATAAAGAATATCCTGACCATTACAGGGTGATAGTCTGGGATGCTGGTCATGCCAGGAGGACTGAGGAGTCTGAAAGGGCTGTTGAGGCTGGGCTTGTTCCTTCAGCATATAAGGCCACAAGAGACCATAGTGGTGAGGATAGGGCTATTATCTTTGAGCAGATGGATGAACTTAAAGAAGGCCTCAGGAAAGTAAGGTGCTTGCAGGTCTGGAAGAAGGGGTTCGAGGCTGATGATATTATAAATACTTATGCCAAGTATGCTCAGGAATCTGGAGGTGAGGCAATAGTGGTGTCGAGTGATAAGGACTTCTATCAGGTGTTAGACCATAATGTTAAGATATATGATGCGATGAAGAAAGAGGTCTGGAGCCGGGAGAGGTTTGAGATGGAGTTTGGTTTTGAGCCGGCTCTTTGGGTCGATGCTGGTGCTATCATGGGTGAGGTAGGTAAGTCAAAGGATAATATCTTCGGAGTAGAGGGTTGGGGTCCTACTTATGCCTGTAAGTATGTACAGGAGTATGGTTCCATAGAGAATATAAGAAAGCACATACGTTCCAAGGCAGAGAAGAAGAAGTTGGGGAAGAGGGAGCAGAAGTTCATTGATAGTGATGATGTGTTGGACCTGGCTTTGTCTCTTAAGCGTATGGATATGGTTAAGGCTTTACAGAAGCCTGACCCAGAAGATAGAAAGAGTGAGGACGAGCTTAAGAAGTATTTCTTGGAATGGGGTTTTGCTAGCCTGTTGAAGGAGGCTCGGAGGCTTGTTTGAGTAAGGAGTCATATATTGGCATGAGGAAGTCTGCCCGGAGGTTGGATGACCCGGGAGGGTATCGGCTTAATGATGGGGAGATGAACTCGGTCATATTCGATGAGATGCTGGACCTTATGAAGAGGAATGGTGTTACTAAGAGAGTATGGGAGCCTTTTGCAGGGCCGGGTTCAAAGAGGTTCTGGGTCCGGTGTGTGATGAGTGGATTCGAGATGGAGTCTTATGGCCTTGTAAAGGGTGGATGTAAGGTCTTGACGGATTCAACTGAGAGTGTGCCGGAGGGTAAGTATGGAGGTGTGATTATGCATCCTCCATACTATGGCTCAGACCCGCAGTCGGATAGTGAGCAGGACTTATCAAGGATGTTGGACTGGAAGGTGTACTCGGAGGCTTTGGAGAAGGTCTTCGGGGTGGCTGTGGATTCGCTTGATGAGGGTGGGTTTATTGTTGCGGTGGGAAGAGATTATAGGGCTCTTTCAAGTAGGGTGAGGTTGGATTTGGTGTATGTATGGATAATGGAGAGCATGGGGATGGAATTAATTGATGTTTGGATTAGTGAGCCTGATGTGGCTATAGTAGCGAGGAAAATATGAGTTATAGAATAGGAATAGTTGGTTGTGCTGGTAGTGGGAAATCGACATTGGCCCAGAAGGTTGCAGATAGGTTGGATATTCCGTGTCTAAAGTCTAAAGCGATAACCACAGAGATATTGGAAAGAGATGGGTATGATTACTCGTCAGGTATCCAGGTTGAGAGGTTTCTTGCGAATGCTGGTAGACAGAGTGAGATTCTCAGGAGGACGCTGGAGGTACAAGCTGAACAGGATGAGTTTGTTACTGACAGGACGGTGGTGGATTTAGCGGCCTATGCGGTTTGTGAGATGCATCAGTGTGATACAATGGCGTTGGAGAATGTTTTCAAGGCTTGTAGTGAGGTGGTGGGTGAATATACTCATCTTGTATTATGTGAATGGGATGAAGGACCTATCGGCAAAAATGACAGAAGGACTTTAAATCCGTGGTATCAGTTCCTTGTACATGCCTTGGAAGTGGGGATAATGGATTACTGGGGATGTGAGTATGTGGTTGTGAAGACTGGTGATGTTGATGAGAGGTTGGAGAAGGTAATGGAGAGTATCGGGTAATAATTATCTTATATTTTTGCCTCATTTGAGGACTGATATGAGTGTTAATCCATACTTAAATACACCTCCGACAAAGCTGAAAAGGGATATTTCGAATGAGAAAGACCCTGCTCGGAGGAAGAAAATGCAAAATGCACTGGATGCATGGAGGAAAGTTGTTCCAGGGCCGTTCAGGAAGCAGGCTTTGGAGCTTCTTGAAATAGCTAAATTATTGTAAAGTAGGAGGTTGAAGATGAGTTCGTATAGAGAAAATGTGAGTGATAATGAGCAGAATCAGGTAGAAATTGCTGCTGATGATTCGGCTATAAGGATACAGTTGTTTGATGGTAAGCAGATTCAGACCGGTGAGACTAAGTTCATAAGGGCTTATGATAACCAGGCTCAGGGTAATGATGGTGGCCAGGTGACGAGTTCTGTGGCAAAGTATGGTGGTTCTGTTATAGGCCAGCATAATGACAAGGCTCATAGATTTGAGACTCCTGGAAAAGCGTAAAATTTTTTGTTATTTTTGAGGGACTCTCCGCGTATAATGGGGCGGAGGATATTATGATAAGATTTGCTTTTTATACTGATTCCCACTTAAGTGGAAGAACGCCGAAGCACCGTTTGGATGATTTTCCAGCGACAATGACGGGTAAGCTATCGGAGGTGTATGCTACAGCCGAGGATACAGGTTGTAGTTTTGTTGCTTTTGGGGGAGATTTCTTTAATACCCACCGGATATTCAGCTATGATGTCATAGGTGATGCGATGGATATAATCTGTGAGTCGAAACTGAAGACTTACTGCTGCGTGGGTGAGCATGACCTTTATGGTCATAGTCCTAATACCTATAAATCTTCAACCCTGGCATTTTTTGTCAGGAGATGTCCGAATATGCATATTCTCTGGGAGCCTTTAGACCTTGGGGATGTGGTTCTTCATGCCAAGCACGAATGGGAGAATACGTTTGATGCTATGAAGAGGGATGTCGATGAGGCCAGACTTAATATTCTGGTTTGCCATGAGTTGATAACCAATAAGAGGGCAATGTTTGATGTGATAAATACTTCGTCTTTATCTCCGTGTCCTTATGATTTGGTTGTTTCAGGTGACTTGCATGATGGATATGAGCCTCATGAGGCTGATGGTACGTGGTTCTGCAATCCTGGAAGCCTGGCGAGAAGAACAACTGCTGATGCCAATAGATGGCCTCAGATGGCTGTTATTGATATAGAGAAGGGTGGAGTTCCTATAATAGATATCAGAAGATTGAAGTGTGGGAAATCTGGTGATGAGGTTCTTGGTAAGAGTATAGCTGAGGTGGCCCGGGAGGATGATGGGACTGAGGGTGACTTTGATGCAGATGAGTTCACAGAAGGTATGATGAAACTGGAAGCGGAGTCTGTGGATGTGTATGAGCTTATTCAGAAATCAGGACTGAAAGCTGGTGTCAAAAAAGAGATACTGGATTACCTTGCGTCAAAAAAGAAGTAAATTTTTCAACTTTTTTGTCGAGAATGGTGTCCGGTACGCGTATTGTATTTTAGAATTGTTTAAAAGGAGGAAGAGATGTCTGATGATGTAGATAGAGATGGTATATTGAGTGATGATGGGTTTGGTGATATGAGTTTTGGAGATGACTTTGGAGAAGGGTCTTCTGGTGCTGAAAGGGCTGCCGCTGTGAGCGTGCATGTGCCTGATTCTGGACAGGGAGACGGCAGGAATCTTACGAAGAGGCAGAAAGCTATAAGGGTAATGCTGAGGCGTGCTGATTTGGATGAGATGCCTACTATTTCTCATATCATGAGGGGCAAGGGTGGAGAGGTTATTAAGATAAGCGATATAGCCATATTCATAGATGAGCCCAGGGATGAATTGATGGCTGAGATTGCTGCTGAGTGTAAGGTTCGGAATAGAGTGAACCTTAGTGCTGAGGTGTTGAAGTCAAGAGTAATAGCTGTTGGCTCGCAGATAATGGAAGCTGCAAGAATGTATCAGCCGATACAGGTTGCCAGAATCAAAGATGATGAAGGCAATACAATGCTTGAGTGTACAAGTGGGCGTCATAGGCTTGTGGCTATAGCTCTTATCTATGGATGTGATTCTGAGATACCTGTCTATGTAGAAAATATGACACTAAACGAGGCCAGAGACGCTGTGGTGGTTGCTAACCAGGCAAGACCTACTAAGGCTATGGAGAGAGCGGAGCATGCTGTCTTAAGAGCTGTTGGTGGGGATATATCGGCAGGTCAGGATGAGATGTATGAGAAGACTGCTAAGACCAAGGCCAAGGCAAGGAAGTATTGCGTTTATAGTGTGGTGCGTAATGGCTATCCCAAGAAGTTGACATTTAAAGTGTCGATGACTTCTTCGAGGAAGGATGGCGGCCTTACTACTTTGACCAATGTGGAAAACTTTATGGGTGCTGCATTGGAATGGTCTAAAGAGATGTCTCAGAAAGAGTTTGATAAAGAACTCGGTAAGGTGGTTACTTTCTTGAATGCTGTGGCTAAGGCTTTCAAGGGTATTGAAGGATTTGACCCTGCTCATCATATGGCCTCGATGACTATGTCTTCTATGGGTAAGTATTATAAGACGTATGGTGAGATTACGGGAGACAATCCTGTTAAGGTGGCTCCGAAGGTTGCTGAGGTGGTTGTTTCTATGGGTAAGATTGGCCGTCAGAAGTCTGAAGAGACTTATGAGATGATAGCAAAGGCCATGAGAGGCTAATAAGCGGACGGGGGTTTAGATGCCGGGGTCGTTCGTGGCCCCGGCTTTTTGCTATGAAGTATGCTGCTGACAGTTCTGGTAATGTTATATCATTTGATGGCAAGTTTAAACATCATGGTGTATCAGGTGTCCCAAAGGGGAGTATTTTGTGTCCACCTTTGTCTGAGCCTTCTGCTTCTGCTGCTGGATGTTTTTATATGTCTGCGAGTAGAGAACCTATGCAGGTGGTTTGGTCGGATGGTTCATCCAGGAGAGTGTTTGGAGTAGCGAGGGTATTTGGCAGATATGCAGGTGAGGAGATTCCTGAGGTAGTTAAGGCTTCTATGGTAGCAGTGTGTGGGCCGGTTTGTTCGATGCCGGATAAGTTGTCAGAATTGGTGGCAGAGTTGCCGGCAGGCAATGTGTATGCTTGTGAACTTGTGGATGGATTGCCTGCTATGGGTATGCTGGTGTGTTCGATGCTTGAGAGTAAGGGCTATAGAGTAGATTTCAGGCAACCTGTGATGCTAAGTGATAAAGATGAATGTCAGGTATATGAGGATGGCCTGGAGGGTGATGCAGAAGGCAGGATGGCTGACTTGGTAAACAAGGGAATGACTGTTCTGAATAAGATGTATGAGTCTCCTTGTGTGGGTGCGTTCGATGGGAGACTTTTGTCATTTAAGGAGTATGGAGACTCGGTGTATCTGTTGAGAAGAAATGATGTACTTGATTGGTTTCCTACGGAGAGTTTGTTGGTAAGGGATTATGCCTCTATGACGGTGCCGGTTGAGTTGACCAACACTGATAGTTTCAAAAACTCTACTGGTTGTACTTCGGAGAAGGTGAAGGTTATGGTTTCGTCAACATTTAAGAATTTAAGGTCGATATCGGATTTTATGAGATTCTTAAAAGTGATGTCGGGCAAGGGATGGGTTGTTTCTTCTGACCCGGGTAAAGTGTTGATGGATACAGAGGTGCCGGTTTTTATGAATAATGGAGCGAGGAAAATGGGAGCTGATGAATACAGGGAGACATATCATGCTGGATAAGTTTTATGGGGATAATAATATTGATGAGAAGCAGAGAATAGCCGACAGGAAAGAAGTGCTCTTGGTGGTGCCGGAAAAGGATTATGATATCTCATGGGCTTTGAAGGGTCTGTTGCTTGATAAGGCCGAGGTTGTTGTGACCTGGCCAAAGGATGATGTTGATTTACTTGCTGAGGTTTCGGCTGTTAGGGCGAAGGTGGTTCTACAACTTGGTAAGCAGTTCTCCAGGAAGTTTATGTTTGCTGAGGATGAGTCGGGACTTGATGCTGTAAAGAAGTCTATTGAAAATGGTTTGCCTGATGAGTATGTGGTACTTCATCATCATGATGAATTCAGCATACGTGATGGTGTTGGCTCGATGAAACAACTTTTGAAATTGATTAAGGCCCAGGGAAGGTCTTTTTGCTGTGTGACTAATCACGGAAGTGTGGGTGGTTGGATAAAGCAGTATAACGAGTGTAAAAAGGCTGGTGTAAAGGCTATATTTGGGATGGAGGCCTATGTAAGTGGTTACAGAGGTGACGACCCTGAAGAAAGAAAGAAGCATAGGTCGGCAAATCATCTTGTTCTTTTGGCTAAGAATATGGAGGGCTTCGAGAATATAATTAAGATTCATAATGATGCCCAGATTGATGGATTTTATTACTCACCCAGGATTGTTGCTGATACTGCTAAGAGGTATGGCAAGGGTGTCGTGGCGACTTCTGCATGTATGAAGGGCGAGATTGCTACTGCTCTTATGGCTGGTGAGAAGGATAAGGCGCTTGAGGTTTATAAGACCTACTCAGAGGCTTTTGATGAGTTCTATATAGAGATTCAGATTATAGAGTTTGAGATGCAGCGTGAGGCTAATAGGTTGCTTATAGAGTTTGCCAAAGAGGTTGATGCTCCTTTGATTCTGGCGTGTGATAGTCATTATCTGGAGCCTGAGCATTCTGAGACTCATGACCTGTTGATGTGTATAAGGCAGGGTAAGACAATAATGGACCAGCATGAGAAGGATGATGTGTGGAGCTTCGAGGTGAAGAATCTGTATTATAGAAATGCTTCTCAGATGAGGGATGTTTTTGAGAGTGGTTATGTAGACAGGAATGGGGATAAGCAGGAGCCGTTCAAGGATGATATCTTTACTGAAGAGGTGTTTAGAGAGGCAATGGCTAATACCAGGAAGGTAGCTGTTGAGGCTGAGGATATAGAGCTTGACTCGACTATCAAATTACCGAAGTTGTACCAGGATAGTAAGAAGATGTTGAGGAAGAAAGTGAATGAGGGTTTCACTAGAAGGGGTCTTGGTAAGGTAACAAACTCAAAGGAGTATCTTGATAGGGTAAGGTATGAGTTTGATGTAATAAACAAGTTGGGTTGGGCTGATTATTTTCTTGTGATGGATAAGATTGTGTCTGCGTCTGTGGAGAAGTTTGGGGAGTGGGCAATAGGTTATGGCAGGGGTTCTGCTGCTGGGTCGTTGGTGTCGTATTGTCTTGGACTGACGGATATAGACCCGGTGGAGTATGGTTTGCTGTTTGAGAGATTCCTTGATGAGGGTCGTCCTGACCCGCCTGATATTGATACTGACTTTGACCCAAGAATAAGGGAGTGGGTAAAGCAGTATATAGTTGAGGCTTTTGGAGAGGACAATGTGTGTTCGATAGGTACTTATCAGACCTATAAGACAAGGGCTGTGATACTGGACGTGGCAAGGGCTCTGGGAGAGGATGTCATAGAGGCTAACCAGGTTACAAAGAGGATGGACCCGTTGAAGTCGTTTGAGGATGAAGAGGGAGAGTCTCATAAGGTTGATGATATGGGATTTGATGAACTTTGTGAGCAGTATCCTGAGTTGAATGATTACTTTGAGATTCATCCTGATGTAAGGATGCATTCTGAGATTCTTAGGAATCAGGTTAAGAATATGGGTACCCATGCTGGGGGTATGATAATCTCTGACATGAACCTGAAGGGTAGAATACCTGTATTATGGGATAAGGCTTCGAGTGCGGAGCGTAAGGTTATATCTGCATGGGCAGAGGCTGGTGGCAATGAAGAACTTAGTTCTGTGGGCTTGGTTAAATTCGATTTGCTTGGATTGAATAATCTTCCTGTGATATCTGATTGCGTAAAGTTGATAGAGGATACCAGGGGTGAAAAACTCAAGAGGCATGATATGCCGATTGATGACCGCGAAGCTATAAAGATTGGTTCAAAGGAGAATCTTGTTGGTATATTCCAGTTGGAGAATCCGGGGACATTCCCGATAGCTAAGGAAGTTGGTCTGGAGTCGTTGGCTGATGTATCTGCTTTGACCTCTTTGATTCGTCCTGGGCCGAGGGATATGGGAATGGATATGACTTATGCTAAGAGGAAGCATGGGGAGCCTTATGAGTCGATAGAGATGCTTGAGGAGATAATGGAAGAGACTCATGGTGTCATGACTTACCAGGAACAGATGATGAAGATTTCCAGAGTCATGTGTGGGTTTGATGGACCGATGTCGAATAAGCTCAGGAAGGCTTGTGGTAAGAAGATTAAAGAGCTGATGGACTCGATAAGGGAGAAGTTTATAGAGGGTGCACAGCCGAATATCAAGGATGGCAAGGTTACCCAGGCGCAGGTAGAAAAGATATGGGACTTGATTGCCAGTTTTGCGAAGTACTCATTTAATAAAACAGTTGACAAGGATGAGTTGGTTTTATATAGTGATGGACGTACTGCTAGGATAGAGGATGTAAAATCTGGTGACCGAGTTGTATGTTTTGATGGTAACGGTTTTGTGGAGACAGAGGTTATAGAGCGTCATGACCATGGATGTCTTCCGGCTTATGAGTATGTTTTTGATGATGGTTCGGTTCATGTATGTACTGTGAATCATAAGTTTTTGACATCTGAAGGACAGCTTCCAATAAGGGATGTATTTAAACGAGGACTTGGGGTTTATGCCAAAGGCATTGAAAAATTGGAAATGTCTGACGTGCGGAGATGTATTTCAGACAAAGAGAGCATTGGCTCTACATCGGAAGGAAAGCGGACATTCACAGAAAGGGTGTCCGAAGAAATCCAGATGTGTGGGGTGCGGATTGGAAATGAAGACGGAAAGGGAATGCAGTCGTCATCAGGCTTCGTGTCCGAGTGCCATAGATGTGGCGAACAAAAACAGAAGAGAGAAGTGTTTTCAGAACCTGGAGTCTGCCAACAGGGTTCTTTCGGAAATGATGGAGAAGGAGAGGAAAGATGTCCGGAAGAGGACTATGGAGAATACTATTTGGAGTCAGGAGGTAAGAGAGTTGAGGTCAGAGATGATGAAGGGGTTATGGAAAGACCCACTATTCAGAGAGAAGGCGATAAGGACTTCATCGGAAACAGCCAAGAAGACATCAGCGAGACCGGAGATTCAAAAACAGAGAACTGCGAACTTGGCTCGATGGAGAAAAGAACACCCAGAGGAGTTCAAGGCAATAACCAGAAAGGCTCAGGCGTCCCCGAAACACTCAAGGGCAGAAGGTTGGCTACAGGAGAGACTGAAGGGTCGCAGATTCAAAAGAAGCGTTCAGGTTCGGTGCGGGAAGAAGACGAAGCAAGTGGACTTTGTGAGGTCGGATATGTGGATAGAAGTAGACGGAGCATGGCACTTCGGTCTGGACTTCACACGAAAACGCTATCCAGGAGAGAAGGTTCACAAGAGGGATTTGATGCTGAACAGAGAAGCGGAAAAGCGTCAAATAACATTAGTGAGGCTGGGATTGGGGTGTTGGAGGGGTCATGGAAAGAGAATACTCAAGGACGATTGGATGGAGTTTTTGATGCAGATGATTCAAAAGCCGGTGCCGGGTGTGTATCTGTGCGGAGAGTGTTATCAGAGCGGTTTGTGGGAGTTAGACAGATGTACGACTTGGAAGTATCTCACCCTTCCCATAATTTCTGTTTAGCGAGTGGACTCGTGACATCGAATAGCCATGCTGTATGTTATTCAGCCATATCAACTGTAGAGTTGTGGTTGAAGTATAATTATCCAGTGGAGTATATGACAGCTCTTATCAATAATACTAAGTTGGGTAAGAAGAAGCACGGCAAGGATGTGTTTGTGTGGTATATGAATTATGCAAGGAAGAGCGGTATAGAGATACTGGGTCCGGATATTAGTAAGAGTAAGACTGGGTTTACAATCGAAAATGGTAAGATAAGGTTCTCTCTGGGTCATATAAAGAATGTGGCTTCACAGGCTAAGGTGGTAGAGTCATTCCAGCCGATAAAGAGTGTTGAGGACTTCCATGAGAGGGTAAAGGCTGAGACTGTTAGTGCAGCGGGGAGGAAGTCTTCCAGAAGACCTAATAAGAAGGTAGTCGAGCATCTTATAGCTGCCGGGGCATTTGATTGTTTCGGTACCAGGAATGAAATGATTGCAGAGTATTATAAGGTGAGGAAGAATAAGAAGGATGGAGACCCGCCAGAGAGAACAGATAAGGAATGGCAGGAGTTGGAATTGGAAGTTACTGGTATGTGTTTGTCAATACCTCCTCTTTATAAGAGCTATCAGGAAGAGATTAAAGAACATAAGTTAAAGATGTGTGGTGATGTCGAGGAAGATATAAAGAGAATGAAAGTGTTCGGTAGGATAGAGGGAGTTACTGCAAAGCGGTCGAAGGCTGGAAATCAGATGTTTATTGTTCAGATGGGTGATGGCATAGATTCATTCACTTTCTTTGTATTCCAGGCGGCTAAGGAGTACTTTAAGGACAATTTCAGAGTAGGGATGATAGTTGGAATGCCTTTGAGTAGGTTTGATGATGGAGGAGCAAGGTTCTTTGATGACAGGGGAGAGCCTGTTATTATTCCGGAAAAAAAGGATGTAAAGGTAAATCATGTTAAGAAAGATATTCATTTACCTGGTGTGAATAATAGAAGGAAGATAAGGGTTTTAAGTAATGGGTATGAGATTTATTTTTCAGAAGGGGATATTGAATATGAAGATGGGACTTATGACCAGTTTTATGTGAGTGTTGAGCAAGGTAGTGCTGAGAGTTTCGATTATAATTCAGATTTTGTATTGGATAAGAATATATTTTTAGCCTTGATGGATTTAGGTAGTTTATATGGAGAGCAAGTAGTTTATGATGATTTCTTGAAGTTTTATAATATGACTAAGTCTGTTGTTGAGGGCAAGGAATTTGGTCAGATGCAGTCTGTTTTTGATTGTATATTGGAATTGTCAAAGAGGTATAGAAAGGATGCATTAAGAGTTGAGGTGGTATTCTCATGGTTGTATTCTGCTATGGTGGCAGAGGAAAATAAGAGAAATACGAAATTGGGGAAGAGAGTTAAAAGATTAGGAGTGTATCAAGTTTTAATTGAGAATATGTCTCCAGAAAATGCTTCTGAGTTTTCGTGTGATAAGACGTGGCAGTGGATTGATGGAGAGTGTGAGAAGAGAGGTCTCTAAAAGGAGGATAAGATGAAGATAGAAAAGGGTTCGTTATTGAAGGTGACCACTAAGACGCAGGATGATGTATTTGGGGATGTCTTGTGGGAGATAGATGAGATAGGTTTGCCGGCTCCTGAGAAGGAGAGGGCGGGTGAGAATGATGGCGTGAGATGTATCATTCTCGGTGGTACTGGTCCTGCTGCGAGGAAGGGATTCGTAGTGATAGATTCTGAGGCCAGGATTGCTGGTGATGTCGCTAATGGTATCACAGAGATTAAGCCGGCGAGTGATAGGGATATACTTATGTCGGCATATCCAGAGAAGGTGGATGACCCGGTTCATTCTGGGAGTGGGTGTTTTGAGGTGGAGATGTGATAGTTGAGCCGGTACAGAAGGTTGAACCCATATGTGAGTCGAAGGTTGAGAAGACTTTTGATATCCCGGGTTCTATCTTGTACCGGGTAGAGGCGACATGTCCTGACGGAACAACTAAGGTCTTTGATAAGACCAGGGCATATACTGAGTCTGTTGAACTGTCTTCTGATGGCAAGATAAAGGTTAGGATAGGAGCTAAGCAGGACCGTCATAGGGCTACGGCTCCTTATCCTTATCATTATCTTTGTGATGATAGGCTTTTGTGTGTGGTGAAGATTAATAAGATGGAGACCTTGTCAAATGAGGATGAGGGTTACAGAACTTTTGCTCTGAATTATAACTTGTTCTGTATAGACTGGGATGCGTGTCTGGTTATGCATGGTTCTGGAGGGATGAAGCAGATTTATGTGACAAGCAGGGCAGAATGGGATAGGGGTGTTTTGGAATCCTATAACAGGGAAGTCCAGATGTTTTTGAAAGTTGATGAGGAGCGTGGTGTTCCTCTTGGGATAGCCTATTCCATGATGAGTGATGGTGTTAAGAAATGGATTGATGTGGCAAGAGCTGAGATGGTCAGAAAGTTCAGGTAATTGGAGGAGTTATGACGAGGGTACGGGTAGTTATTTGTTATGAGGCTGGAACTGCTCCGATATTGGAGTCTTGTCTTGGTTCAATAGGGGCTTATACTGATTATCAGGATGCTAAAGTTTTGGTGGTGTCAAGAGATTTCGATGAAGCAGGGGCAGATGTTATTCTGGGTTATGACTTTGCTCAGATGGCGCGGATTGATATAGGAGTAGAGCCTGATGTATCAAGCAGGGTGCATGGGATGATGCTTGATAATATATGGCCGGGAATAGATGAAGAACTTATTCTTACCTTGGATTCTGATTGTATGCCGATTGCCAAGGGGTGGTTGCAGGGCCTGGTGGATATGATTGATAATGGTGCTGATGTGGCAGGGATATTGCATCCGTGGGCACCTCCTCCTGATGATATGAAGAAGACCAAGATTGAGTGGAGGGTAAGGAGTCAGCATTGTTGGAATGTAACACATGTGGCTTGTCAGCTTGTTAGAAAGAGTTTCTTGGAGTCTGCTGGGGTTGGTTATAATGAGGGTGATGATACTGGGCTTGCCATACCGATGAAGGCATTGGAAATGGGTAAAAAGGTTGATGGATACAAGGTGACGAGATGTCCTAAGCCGGCAGTGAAGGAAACTGCTTCAGAGGGTGAGTATGAACCATTGATAGACCCGGAGTTTAATAGGTATGTCTGTTTGGTGTTTGGGGATAAAGTATATCACCAGGGTGGTTATACAAGGAAAACTACTTTTGGAGATGAGGCTCAATGGGAGGAATCATTTGGTTGGGCCATGAAGAGGGTAGTTGATGAGTATTCTGCTGACTTTCTTCTAAATGATAGGCTTTCTTATAAGTTTAAACTGGACAAGGAGGAAGAGGTCGCTGCTGAAAAGATGCAGAGGCTTTTTGGATTCAGGTCAGAGAGGATGCAGGGATGATAAATGTTCTTATAGCTTATGTGGCAGGTACTGAGAGGATGATGAGGGCTTGCCTGGAGTCTATAAAAAGGCATGATGCTGGGGTAGATTATAGGGTAGTGGTGATATCCGATAATGAGGCCTGGGATGAGGCTAAAGAGCTTTTTGGGGGTGAAGTAGGTGAGGTGGTTTCATATTCAGTTGATAAAAGTGCCATAGGTAGTGAGAGACATGCTTCGTTGCTGGATAAGTATATGAGGACCGCTGAAGGCATGGTTTTGACTATGGATTCGGACTGTATGGTGGTTGCTGATGGCTGGCTTAAGGAGTTATGGAGTCTTTATAGGCCTGACCATGGGTTGATTTTACCGGGGATAAGATGGCCCTGGGAGCCGATGAAGAAGCCTACAGATGATATTGAGGGCCGTGTGAGGAGCTTTCATAACTGGGATAGGACTTGGGTGGCTTGTCAGTTGGTTGACCCTGGATGGATTAGGGAGAAGGGTTTAACTTATGCTGGCGGAGATGATACGGGTTTTGAATTGGCTAATGCTGCTGAAGAAGATGGGATGCAGATGCATGGATGGCTACCGACGAGATGTGCTCTTCCGGATGGTGAACTTGACCCGGAACTGAATCGGATGGTCTGTGTGGTGTATGGGGATAAGGTGGTTCATATAGGTGGTGGCTCCGGGGAAGCAGTGGGAAGAGTAGTTGATGTTGATGGTATGTATAAGGATGCTATCGAGAGAGTTTTGGAAGAGCAAGGGGCTGAGTGGATGCTTGATGAGAAGGAGAGTCATAAGTATGCTTTTGACAGAGAAGATGAGGTCATAGAGTATAAGATGATGATTATGTATAGTGAGATGAGAAGGTACTTGCAGACGCATGATAGTCTTTTTAGGAGTTAAAGGAGGTAAGGTATGAAGTTGCCATTTGAATATAGTTCGATTGAAAGTGACATGGTGGGTAAGAGGTTTGCCGTGTATAGAAATAGGATAGGCTCTCAGAGGTTTAGGAAGCTGGTCGAGTTCGACATGAAAGAAGGAGGCGAGGCTGAGGGTGTATCAGAGTGGAATGTAGAGGAAGGTTCTTTGAAAGTAGTTCATAGTCCTAAAGATGGCTTTTATGAGTTTGGTGGACTTGAAGTGGTGAATGGTAAGGTTTGTATGTCGGGATATCACAGTGTTGAGAAGGGTTCGATGTATAAGGTTATGATGTCAGAGGTTTCTCCTATAGGGGAGGACTTTGGGCTGTGTATATCAAGTCATAAGGATTATGAAGAGGCATTACCTGGTATTTACAAGTCATTGGACAAGGCAGGATTTAAAGGCCCGGTGAATGTAGTTGTAGGTGGTTGTAAGAATGTTGATGCCGGTAAAGTGCATGAGACGGGTAATGTAAAAGTGATAACCAGTGAGGTTAATCATATGGGTTTCACGGCATTGTCTGAGGTCTCTGATGTCAAGCCTTATTGGATGCTCCTGCATGATACTTGTTCGGTGGATAGTGATTTTGTTGCCAAGGCTTCGAGTATAGATATCGGTTTGAATCCGGATATGGTTTTGTTTGGTGATGCCGATGAGAAGTTAGAGATAGGTCTTTATTCTGCTGAGTATGTAAAGGGACTTGACCTGGGGTTGAGGAGTGTGGGGATGCTTAAGAAGCTGGTTGAAAATGCTTCTGTGGTTGTAGAGTCTATTTCTGTTCCGAATTATAAAGGTGAAGACGATGTTTATGGCTCGGGTATTATGAGAAAAGTCCTTGAAATGGACCGAGTTGGAGTGAGAAAGTATGTTGGAAGAAGGATGGTTGGAGGCCGGCCTTAGGGGTAACGGAATTGATATAAGGAGGAGCAGTGGGGAGCCTCCGTTCGGAAAAGCAGGAACTCGTTTTACACAAGAGATGGGTGATGCTAATTTCCTATCGGAGTATTTCGGGTGTTGCTCTCTTGATTTTGTAATAGCTCCTGCTGAGATGAGGTGGTATAAGGGATATAATGCCCTGGCGAATTGGCTTTATACTATCAAGACTGGAGGAATACTGGCTTTTGATGGGGTGCTGAAGGATTCAGTTCTTCATGATGATGTAAGAAGAATACCTTTCTGTGAGGTGGTTCAAGAGAAGCCTTTTACTGTATTATCCAAGTTACCTATAGAGTCTAAGAAGAGAGTTTTTAGACACTCTGGTGCAAGGGGTGATATAGTCTATGCTTTGCCGGCTATTATTTCGATGGGTGGGGGTGACTTAAAGGTTTCCCTGGCGTCGAAGGCTTATAAGTCTGCTCCAATGACTGGTAATGATGTTACTCAATTAGCAGAGCTCCTGGAGACAATTCCGTGTCTTGATTCTGTTTCGGTTTATGAGGGTGGTCGTGTGGACTGTAATCTTAATAGGTTTAGAAATGTATGTTCTGACTATGCTCATCTTGCGAGGTGTCACCTTCTTACTTTTGGTGTGGGGTATGATTTATCTCAGCCTTGGCTTGATGCTGATGTAATAGGCAGGAGACAAGAGGCTCCTATAGTGGTATCCAGGTCAGGGAGGTATCATGGTTACTTTGATTGGGATGTGTTGAAGGGAAGGGAGCATGAGTGTGTTTTCTTGGGCACCAAGGGTGAGTATGAGGAGTTTGAGGATGTAACGGGTATAGAACTTCCTTATCTTGGGGGTTTGACGATGTTAGAGATGGCCAGGGTGATAGCTGGTTCTTCATTGTTTATAGGTAATCAATCCTTCCCTTATGCTGTTGCTGAGTCTATGAAGGTTCCCAGAGTACTTGAGGTGTTTATGGATGCTTTAAATAGTTTACCAAGTGGGAGAGGTGGATATACGAGGCTTACTAAGCAGCTTATTTATGATGTGGTTGATGCAGGGAAGTTACCGGACAATCCAGGCAGGGATTACAGGATGACTTTTAATGAGAATAGAGGTCGTGCCAGGTCTGTAGCGATGATGAATTCTTTTGCTAAACTACCTTTGACTTGTACATGTTTGGTGTATGGTGAAGTGCCTCAGGAGGATTTGGATTTTATTAAGGGTATGGGTATGTTGCCATTGGTTGTTGAAGGAAGTGAATTTGAGAAGAATGTTAAGGGTCAGGCATCTACCAGTGAGGGAGATTATTTGTGTATCGTGGATGCCAGAGATGGATTTGATAGAGGTCTCGTACAGAGGGTCTATGAGTTAATGATGAGGACGAAGAAGGATGGCATATTTGGAGAGATGGGTGTAGAGGATGGAAAGATGTGCTGTGTTGGACCGGTGTTTGGAGTATCCAGGAGAGCCTATGATGATTGTGGTATTTTTGTAGGTGGAGAGTCTTTAGCAGAGATGACAGCAAGGTACGGCTCCAGAAGATATAGATGCTTTAGTGTGGGAGTGAGGAAATGATTTTTAGGGTCAGTGGGGGAATAAGGGAAATTATGGCTGCTACTCCGATATTCAGGGAGTGGAAGAGGAGAGGTCTCGGGAAGGTACAGGTCGAGACTTATTGGCCGGAGTTGTTTAAGTGTTCAAACTCAGTAGATGTGGCTGAGAAAGAAATATTGGATTGCTCTGATTCTGTGGTGGACTTTGACATGGTGGAGTGGTGGCTGAAGCCCAGGCCAGTGACGGAGACTTATGCGATATATGCTCTCAGAGATGTAAGGATGGGAAATTGGAGGTATCAGATTTCACCTTCTGATGAAGATATATTTTGGGCTTCATCGGTGACGGGAGTTTGTCTGGGTAATGTGGCTTTGGCTGGTGCTGGGGTACATGTAGATGTGATGGATGCTTTGAGGGCTGATGGCTATGATGTAATAAGTTTGGGAGGGATGACTCCGTTGAGGATAGCTGCTATTTCATGCTTTGCTGACTTGTATGTTGGCTATGAAGGGGATGAGTCGGCTATGGCTACGACTTCTGATGTGCCGGCAGTGGTGTTGTGTGGATGGATGAGTCCTGAATTCTTTAGACCTTTCAGGAGGGGGATTCCTTATGAGACTGTTATGCCGGAGGGGTGTGATGATGTAGAGCATTGTTCGGAGAAGAGTATTCTTGGAGAGTTGGGCAAGGTTTATGGTGTCAGATGTGAAAATGGTATGCAGTGTCAAGATTCTCACGATGTGGGGAGTATAATAGATGCTGTAAGGAGGGTGTCTAATGTCTGATATTTTGGTAGTTTCAGTTTTTGGAAGAGAGGGGTTAAACCTGGTATCTGAAGCCAAGGTTCCTGATTTTGAAGAGAATAGGATTGAGTGTAGATGTTATTCATCTGATGAATCAGTGATGAGAGTAATAGATACTGATGACCCTGGTGTGGTGTTGACTTTTGGAGACCCTATGTCATATCCGGAATTGATGAATGCACCGTATGAGGTTAGAAGGAAGTGGGTTAATCTTGATAATAAGACTGATGATAAAAGTGTTGGTGGGATAGTATTCAGTTCCTACATACGGAGTGTATGTAACATTAAGAAGGATGTACCTCTTGTAACAGTGTTTACGCCGGCTTATAAAACTGGGTCTATGATAAAGAGGCCGATGACTTCTCTGATGGCGCAGTCATATACCAACTGGGAATGGGTGGTAATGGACGACTCGGATGGTGATGAGACTTTTAAGATATTGTCTGAGATGGCTTCTGAAGATTCAAGAGTGAGGCCTTATAGGTCTGACAAGCACCTGGGGAAGATAGGTGCTCTTAAGAGGGATGCTTGTGGTTTGGCGAGGGGTAGTATCTTGGTTGAGATGGACCATGATGATGAGTTGACTCCCTGGGCGCTTCAGTCTGTGGTAGAGGCGTATGAGAAGATGGGTGATGAGGTTGGGTTTGTCTATACTGATTTTGCAGAGGTAATGGAAGATGGGGCCCCGGTGAGATATCCGGAAGGCTGGGGTCTTGGTTATGGAAGTTACCGGGAAGAGATTTATAATGGTCATCCTTATGCAGTGGTGAATTCTCCGAATATCAATTCCAAGACAATAAGACATATAGTTGCTGCTCCGAATCATATAAGGTCGTGGAGGAAGTCTGTGTATGACGCGGTTGGTGGACACAATCCAGACTTACATGTGGTTGACGATTATGAGTTGATGCTTAGAACTTTCTTGGCTACCAGGATGTGCAGGGTGCCGAGGATGTGTTATGTTCAGTATCGGAATGATAGGGGTAATACTCATAAGATACGGAATAAGGAAATTCAGAGACTTGTGAGGCATATATCTGTTGAGATGGACCGAAGAATTCATGATAGACTGGTGGAACTGGGAGTTGATGATTTTATATGGCAGAAAGGTATGCCTTCGTTTTATAGAATGGGAATGGTACCTAATCCCGAGAAAGAGTCTCATTGTACATTGACTCTATAATTATTGTTTTATTCTCTTCCCTCTTATGGAGGGGAGATGTCCAAAAAAACAATAAGAAAAATGATGAGGTCGGGTTCTGTGAAGTGTCCGATATGTGACTGCAAGCGCCCGCTTGTAGAGCATCATATACATGGTAGGGATGTTCAGGATTGGAGTAAGTCCTGGAATGTATTAAGTCTATTTGTGTCCTAATTGTAATAAAACTTTTATATCTTTCTTATGTATAGGAGGTATAAATGTACTATACATACTTGATTACTAATACAGTCAATGGTAAGAAATACTTTGGTGTTAGAAACTGTGAAGCTGTTACTCCAGAACGTGATGGTAAATACCTAGGAAGTGGAGTCTTGGTAAAAAGAGCTGTTAAGAAGTATGGAAGGGATGCTTTTACTAAGAAGGTTGATGGGAAATGGGAGACCTCAGATGAGGCATATAAAAGGGAAAGAGAAGTTGTCAACAAGGAGTGGGTTGAAGATAAGAGGACTTATAATCTTAGGATTGGAGGACTGGGCGGGGTTATTGCTTCAGAGGAAACAAGGAAGAAGATTTCCAAACATTCAAGAGAAGTTAAAAGGACGGAAGAGTGGGGTAAGAATCTTAGTTTGAGTCTTAAGGGAAGAGAATTTTCTAAAGATGAGCGAAAGAAAATGAGTATATCTCAAAAGCGAAGATTTAAAGATAAGAAGCAGTGGAACAAGGGAAAGACATGTGATGATAATCCAAGTCTATCGAGGTTTATATATGAGATAATAACAACAGATGGAGAGGTTTTAATTATTGAGAATGGATTATCAACTTTTTATAGAGAAAGATTTGGAACTACTAGAAACCTATTCAGAAGATATTTCAATAAGGGAAAAATAAAACCAGCGAAAGGAAAGCAGTCTGTAGACAGAAAGAAGATAGTTGGATGGGAAATAAAGAAATATAAAAAGAAGAAAGGGTGAGTCTGATGATTTGATGGAAGGTGCTAAGACTCATACCTATTGATTTTCTTTTCCCGTTAATTCAGATTCCTGCGATAGTATTGTGTAATTGTTCTTTGGAATTTGGATTTGCTGTTGAAGGACGGGTTTGTTGATTGCGTCATGCGAACTATGCGTCGGGTGCGGTTCCTGTCTGAGGCATTTTGTGTTGGCCGTATCCGGTTTTTCGAAGGGTCGTGACGGCGGGCTCTGAATAGTTCGTTCTGCTGTCAATCTCATTATGTGGCTCCTGGGTTTTCTTTTCCCCAGGAGCCTTTTTTATTCCCCTTTTTGTGCATTCTCGCGATAGTAGTATGTGAAGAGAGAGCATAAAAACAAGGAGAAAATGATGAATTGTCCGACATGTAAAGGTTCTGGGAAAATGACTATTAAAGCTCGTACACTGACTGAGAAGGGTTGGAAGAATGAGCCTCCGGTTGATATTAACTGTATAGATTGTAAGGGTGCAGGTGAGATTACTAAGGAGAAAGCTGAGGAATTGAAGGCACTGAAGGATGCATGGTGTAGTTGTGGTAACCCTTCAGGTGATGTCGTTCCTTATGATTATGGTAATTGTCATGGGTATGATTGTAAAGATTGTGGAAAAATCATCCAAACTGGTTGATTTTGTTCCCCTTTTAGTCTGTTTCCGCGATATTAAGATGTAAGAAGAGAGCAAATAAAGGAGATAGTTATGAGTAAGTATGAAGTAAAAGGAGTTAAGAGTTTTCCGGGTCATGATGGGGCACTTGGGTTTAGTGCTAATCTTTATCGTGATGGTAAGAAGGTGGCTTCGGTGTTTGATTCGGCTCATGGGGGTTGTTATGAGTATCGTTGGGTTGACTGGGAAGCGCCAAAAGTTGTTGTTAAGAAGGGGATAAACCCTGAGAAGAAGTATGAGTATAAGGGAACGCCTGAAGAGGCAAAACTGGCTGAACATATTAAGGGAATGAAGTACACATGTCCTTACTCGAAGAAAGAGTATGATTTGGGT